TTTAAGGAGTAAAGATGCTGGTAATCCGTGATACACAGACAGGTAACGCTGTTCTCGGGAAGCTCATCATTGACGGGGTCACCGTATGCGACACACTCGAAAACGCAGAAACCTTGATACCGATGGGTGAGTACAAGCTGTACGTATGCCATAGCCCGAAGTTCGGTCGGGAGCTTCCGCTTATCTACAACGACTACGTGGCCGTCAACCGTGGGGTCAGGTTCCATGCTGGCAATCAGGCATCCGAATCCAGAGGGTGTCTGCTCGTCGGGTTTGGACGCACTGACGGTGGCTGTATTCTACATTCTAGGGCGGCGGAGGCTGCGGTTACGGCCCTCGCCAGAACTGACGACAAACTTACAATAACGGGGCGTTATGGCTTACAAGAGAAACCACAGCAAGTTACAGTCTGAAAAGACGAAGTTCAGAAGAACGTCTAAATGGATGAAGTTCCGCAAGATGATGAAGGCGGCACAGGTGGTAGACCCTATCACTGGTAGCCGCCTGTCGCCTACGTGCAACCTCCACCACAAGGACTTGAACCCAGACCATTATACGGACATATCCGACAAGGAGAAGTTTGTTTGCCTGAATAAGACCTCTCACGATGTTGTGCATTTCTTGTGGCAGGCACGTGCTGGATGGCGCAAGGCTGTACTTTCTCTTATTCGAATACTTAAAGAAATGGAGCGTATAAATGGACAATAAGGCATTGCTTAAAGCTAACAAGGCGAAAAATGACGAGTTCTATACCCGTCTTTCCGACATTGAAAAAGAACTTGCACATTACAAAGCCCAATTTATGGGTAAAGTTATTTGCTGTGGTTGTGATGACTACAAGAAGTCCAACTTCTACAAGTTCTACACGCAGAACTTCAACGCACTTGGTATCAAGCGTGTTGTCTGTTCGGGTGTAGAAAATGCCTCTACGATGAAAGGTTCCTATGTTGAGTTCGATGGCAAGAACGAAACAATCATCGAAGACTGTGATGGAACTTTCCAGACCAATATACCAAAAGTGGTTGAAAAGTATGGTGCTGAGAATGTTGTGGTTGTTACTAATCCGCCGTTCTCGCTGTTCCGTGAATTGATTGCTATTCTTGATAAATATAGCGTGAAGTTCATTATTCTCGGTAACGGAAATGCCATTACATATAAAGAAGTTTTTCACCTCATCAAGGATGATAAAATCCGTCTTGGATATAAGAGTTTGACATCACGAGCGTGGTATGTTGTTCCCAATGGAAATAAATTTGAAAAAATGATTGATGGTGAACCTTGCTTCCATGTAGACAACTCTTGTTGGTTCACTAATCTCAAGGTTGATGTAGCGGCAAAGTGTGCTTTGGCTAAGTTGATTTATGACTTCTGCAAGCCCGAAACTCTTGAAAGTTACTATGAACTTTCCGAAGATGAACGAAACGAAAAGTACCCGAAGTACGATAACTACGATGCTATCAACATCGACAAATGCCAAGATATTCCTGGCGACTACTTTGGTGTAATCGGAGTTCCTATCTCATTCCTGTACTATCTCGACCCGACTGTGTGGGATATTCTCGGGTGCTCATACGAATACGGTGACTGCGGTAAGCACATCGCTGGAACACCGTGGGGGTGCGAAATCAACGGTAAACCCATTTACAAGCGCATCTTCATCAAGCGTAAGCCAGGATTTTAATAAAGAGGGTAAACAAAGCAATGGAGCGTATAAATGGCTAAGAAATCATGGGGCCTTCCATATATGGGAAGCAAGAACACAATTGCGAAGGATATCGTTGATACACTGCCGAAAGGCGAACGCCTGGTTGAACTGTTTTGCGGCGGATGTTCAATCACGGACTACGCATTAAAGAACACAAGCAAGTTTGAACGGTTTCTTGTCAATGACCTTAACGGGTGGTCTCCACAAGCATACGTCAAGGCCCTTAACGGCGGATTCAACTACGAAGAACGATGGATTTCCCGTAAAGATTTCTTCCGCCTGAAGGATACCGACCCATACGTAAATATGTGCTTTTCTTTTGGAAACAACGGCAAGACATATATGTATAATCCAGCGCTTGAACCCTATAAGAGAGCCCTTCACCATATTATCTTCTGGGAAAATTACGGGCCAATGGAAGACCTTTGCCCGCAAGTCGTTGATATCATCAAGGAATACTGCAAAGGCAAAGACCGTAAAGGAAGGCGCCTAGCTTCTGGTTATGCTGTTGCCGACCATATAAAGCAGAAAGGCTTAATCGAGTATTGGTAGTCAAATCCGATGTTCAGGTCGGTCAAAGTTAAATGGACGCCAGAAAGGCGCGGTATAAAAAGCCTGGAAAGCCTGGTAAGCCTGGAAAGACTGGAAAGACTGGAAAGTCTGGAAAGTCTGGAAAGACTGGAAAGACTGGACAGCCCAGTAGAAACATCCAGTATGAGCTATGCTGATTACAAGTATCGTGATGGTGATGTAATCTACTGCGACCCACCATATAAAAACACTCATGGTTACGGAATCCAATTTGATACCGATGCTTTCTGGGATTGGGTTCGCACCCGCAACTACCCCGTTTACGTCTCGGAGTACCAGGCGCCAGAAGACTTTGTAAGCATTTGGAGCAACGAAAAACGCTCGCTGTTTAACGGTAAAGGTCTGTCCAAACCAGTGGTTGAACACCTGTTTATTCACGAAAAATTCAAAATATATAAACAGTATTAGAGAACAACAGTTCAAAAGGTTGAAGGGCCGTCCGAAAGGGCGACCCTGATTTATTTTCCAAAGATTTCTTCGAGTGTCATTCCTGTATCGAGAAGCTTCTTGATGTCTTTAAGCAGCGGCTCGTGCTTGCCGTGGACCCAGTAGTTTAGTGCCATGCGGGTTACCCCTATGGCATCGGCTAGGGATGACTGAGTGTAATCTTTTCTTTTCATAAAGGCGGCTAGGCCTTTCTGGAATGTTGTCGTTTGCATTGTTACTCCTTGTTATTTGCTATAAATATATAAAAAGTGTTTTCTATTTCACATGATTTTCATAAAAAAGTGAACTTTTCTCTATATATATTCTTTTATATTTCATTGACAACGTGTCAATCAATCTTACAATTCACGACCACTATTTTTGAAAAAAGTTTACATTACCTTCGAAATTTCACTAAAAACGCCATATCGAGTTTACAAATCACATTTCTGTAATATTTCCGTAAGAATTTCGTAAGTTCATAAGAATATTATAAGATTTCTGTAAGATTATTGTAAGTTTAGTTGGTTTCAGAGTTGATTATTAAAAATGTATATTATATGTAAGAAATAAATAATATTTCCGTAAGCAAAAATCTGGTAAAACCCTATTGACAATCATCTAAACTAATAGTATATTTAGGGTACATAAAAGCCAACAACGGATTCCGCCCTTGTATAGCTTTGAAGAGTTTCTTTCCGTCACAAGAAGGGGCCTGTCTATAAGCCAGCGGAATTGGTTTAACTGACAGGCCCCTTTCCGTTTGGGTGGCTTGTGACGGAAACAATATGAATGCAGAATTATTCGAAAGATTCTATGAAAAGAAAGACTACCACTTCACAACAAAGGGCATCCTTCACAACGCAAGAGAACGCTCGGTAACTACTAGGGATATTTTCGAGGCCTATAATCAATGGCTAAACGATTCAGACCGTGAAGATACTGTTACCCAAGATGAAGTAAAGAAGTGGCTTGACAAGCGTAAAAAAGAAGAGGATGATGATGGCCAGCCGACTCCTATTGAGTTCATCACGAAATGGATTAAAGACCATTCGAATGAATGGTATATCAGTCCTGCATGGAAAGAAATCAAGTATATTGGAATGGGCGTTGCAACATACAAGGACCTCGACAATTTGCGTACGGCAATTATGACTGATATCTATAATAGTGGTGCCAGATACACTGTTGATGCCATCAAGAGCACTCTGCAGAACATGGCGATGAGGGGATACCAAACTGGTCTCGCCACTGTCGTTAAGGATATTAAATATGATGCACGGTATCAAGATATCGGTGAACGTTGGCTAAAAGCCATCTATGAATACTTCAAACCTACTGAAAGCTATGAAATCTTTTCAACGCTGATGAAGCACTGGGCTTGGCAGGTCAAGCGCAAGATGAACGACAAGCCAGTCAAGTATCATATCTGGCTGAACTTCTACGGTGCAGCTGGCCTAGGAAAGACCACGGCCCTCAACAAGATTTCTTCTCCAATCAATGACTTCACATCTACTACGAGCATTTCCAAGCTCTTCGATGATACCAAGGAAATTAAACGCCTCACGGAAAACTTCATACTCATCTTCGATGAAATGGCAGTGAACGTTGAAAGCGAATCTAGCGGTGGGCGCCTCACTGCTGACCAGAAGGCAATCCTCAAATCCATCATCACGGGTGACAAGATGGATGCCCGTGTATATGGAACTCAGGAACAGGCAAAGCGTAGGATTACGTTCAGCTGTATCAGCTCTGCAAACGAACATCTCTACGATGTGATTTATGATGAAACAACCATGCGTCGTTTCTTCGACTTCAACTGCACTGGTGTTCGGCCAAAGTCCTTTGACGAAATCAACAAGTACTTGGACAATTCGATTTACTTCTGGAAGTCCATTGACGAGAATATGGATGAAGGATACTTTGACCCTGATACAGAAGTTGGTAAACAGGTACAGCAGATTCAGAAAAGTTACTATCCGACGAAAACTACGACGAAAATGTGGGCCGATGCTGTAAACCTCCGCATTGGAAAGACAAAGCTCGAAGCTGCATTCCGCTTCTACTCCAATTGGTGCAAGGAAACTGGAAACAAGGGCAAGGCACTGCAATACTTCGCCCGTGATGTTCAGCATATCCTTCCTGACTGCACTGGTCCGAACGGGAAGATTTATGTAGATTTTGACACCGACGATGCTCCCGTTTCTGAACGGATGATGAAAGACTCAACTATTGAAAGCAGCGATACGTCTGTGCTATTCTAGGAGGCAACATGGATATCCTTATCAGAAAACACTTCTATGATAAAAGCCTCTGGCACTGGCGCCCTACGGCAGAGAAGTGGCTTGAACTCATCAATAAACCTTTTGTCTGCCCTAACAAGGAAGATGCTCCGCTAGGCATCTACGGAACGCTCGTTGCCAACCCTGCACTCAATCCAGTGACGATGCAGGCCCAGTATATCGGGGCCAACATTGCTAGCCTTTACTTCCTTCAAATCGACTATGACTCCACGTTCAGCATCGACGAATGGATGGCCGACCACAAGGGAATGTCGTATGTTCTTTATACTAGCCACAGTCATAGCTACAAGGGTGAGCATGATAGGTTCAGGGTAATCGTTCCGCTTGACAAGCCATTGGACTGCGACATGCAGGACTATTACTTCAAGAAGGCCATGGTTAATGAATGGGGATGTGACCCTTCCTGTTTCGACCGTGGCCACTGTCAGCTAATTCCAATCATAAGGGAACCCAAGTCGCCATATCGATGGGCCTACAACAAGGGAACCAAATATTCCATTGATTGGGACAAGGTTGAGACTGAGCGTGAACGTGGCCATAATGAAATTGATTTTCAACATGCCGCTGCTGAATTCAACAATAAGTACGGCAATCCTGTCACCGAAAAGGAAGAAGAGGAACGCATGCTCCGTTGGGCCGAAAAGGCTCTCGGGGAAATGCATGAGGGTGAACGCAACCGCACGTCATTCGAAATCCTTACATACCTTAAAAGGCATGGCTTGGACTTTATGTGCGTTGAACGGTTGGCACAAGCGGTAGAAGCCGACTTCATTGACGAATTCATGCGTATGGCTGCAAGACTAATGTAAAGAAAAAATAGCATTGTTTTCGATAAAAAGTAGTTGACAAGCCTTGTGAAAAATTATATATTACAAGTACAGTTTCAATAAGGGGCACGGCCTTCACAGAAATCCACCGTGCTGGTGTTAACAATCTCAATAGGAGTAATACTATGAATAACGAAATCAATCTCGGACTCGACCTCAATGAAGAAGAACTCGCAGCTTTCGAAAGCGGCGAAACCACCTCGAAGTTCCTTCTCGAAGAAGGTGTCTATGACGCAGTCGTCCGTGGCTATGTCATCAAGCCGCATGTCTTCGAGGGTGACGACCATGGTCCAAAGGTTCAGCTCATTTGGCAGCTCACCGACGGTGAAGGCCTCGTGCACAGTCTGCTCGGCAAACGCTGGAAGATTTGTGCTGATGAACGTTCTGTTTTCCGCAAGGAAATCAGCAAGTGGTTCAACAAGACTGACTGGCCGACCATTGTTGACATTCTCAAGAAGGGTGGCATTCTCGTCACTGACGAGAACGGTGCCCACTTCGACGTGAGCAAGTTCATCGGCAAGAAGGGCAAGCTCATGGTCAATCAGGTCACTTCCAAGAAGGGCAAGACGTTCAACGATATCGTCAGCATCTCCCCTGCCTCCAAGACGGCAAAGGACGTTGCCAACGACGATATTCCTGAATGGATGCTCACGGAAGCCCTCGACTATAAGCTCGCCGACGGTATTGGTGTGCGTGCAAAGGAAGAGTCTTCTGAACCTGCCGAACAGCCTAAGGCTGAAGCGAACAAGGTTCCGAGGGCTTTGCCTAAGGGCGCCATTGCCAAGGGTGTTGACCCGATGGCTGACGAGGACGACCTGCCGTTCTAATTAAAAGGTTCCAAGGTAGCTCAGTTGGTAGAGCACGTAAACGTTACCTGTCCGTATGTTTCCCCCATTCGTTGGTGAATTGTGGTAAATCGCATGGTTATGGGTGGCGATAGGATGGGTTACTTAGTACTGATAATACCGTAGTCGCAGGTTCGAGCCCTGCCCTTGGACTAAAAGCCAACTGCCTGACTGGCTTAAAATAGACAGGTACTGTTGTATTCATGTTATTTCTACTACCTACTGGGGTTCAGCCTTCTGGCTGGGCCCTAGCGGGTGGCGGGGTTTTCTTCAACCAATGTGTGCAGTGCTACTTTACCCGCCACCCACTAGAGCCTAAATACAGAGAGGATTTATGAGGACGAAAGATATTACGATGAAAGAGGCATTTGCCTGGGATAAGCAGCTCCTGATTGCCAAGATGGCCAAGAACGAGGCTAACGGAATCCTTCGTGGAGATGTTAACATATCGCAAGTGCTTAACAACCCGTGCACTGCTTATTTCAGCGATGCCCCAAGGAACGCACTGACAGTGTTCTTCAAGGAATATCAGTGTGACATACGTGGCCCGTTTACGGTCTATATGAAAGTAAAGACAAAGCAGGGAAAGGGCTACATCTTCAACGTATCTATTGTTGAAATGAACTTTGCCACAAAGGACATTGTTGACCTAATCAAAGAGGTAGCAATACCACAATCAATCAAGTTAGTCAGGGAAGCGGCCAGAGAAATACCGTTTGCTGATGTTGTTGAGGTTACGTCATACGTCGAGGGTGTATGAGAGAATACGTCGTACATGAAAGGATAAAGTGTGACATCTGCGAGAATGAGATGTACATGGACACCAATGGCTCAACCATGCAGGATGTTACACTTTCCAATGGAGCCTACGTCCAAACGCTTGTAGACGTGTCGGCATTCTACTTGGGAGCAAAGAAGACTTGCCTGTGCAAGGAATGCAGAAAAGCAATACTAGAAAGCGCACTTATGTGCCTGGAGAGAACATGAACGAGAGATTGAAGAAGGCCAAAACCAGAGAAGAGAAAGGCCGCATGATTGAGGCACAAAGGGTACTCAACGGGCAGTTCAAGCCCCTCCCGAAAGAGGTCGCTGAGGAGATGGCCAAGAAGATGTTTGACACGTTAGACCTGCAGACTCCGCCAGACCAGGTTGATAAGGCACCAGAGTCGGCAAAGCAGGCAAGACTTCCGAACGGCGACCCGTTCGACAACATGTACAAAAGGCAGCGAAAGGCTTAGACATACACGCTGCTAGGGCTCCCTACTAGGCAGGGGAGCCCCTCCTTTTTGATACTTATTTAGGGCATGAAACGACTTGGAACAGAAAAAGCTAAAGCATTGGAAGATAAGGCCCCAGGCTGCACACTTAGCGGCTGGTTGGAGATGAACTATTCCCATGTCACGCTAGATAAATTTATTACCGATGGCAGTAAGCGCCTCGCAGTACCGCAGTTTCAGGTCGAGCTTACTATCGCTTTGCTCTCAACTGATAATGTTGCTGACTGGGCCCGTGTTGCATTCCATTGGGCTCCTGCTGGAACAATCGTTGACAAGGTGCCCGTTAAGTATTGGGAGGAGAAGGTGCTCCTCCTGAGACAGCTGCTCACGAAGAAGCTTCTCCTTGACCCCGACGATAGATTGGCTCGCCGATATCTGCAAATCCTAGAACGTAGGGATGCCGACAGGTGGGCCGAGAAAAAGAAGGCTATGAACATCAAGGCGTCCGCATCGACTGACGAACCGAAGTCAGAAGGAGGCGGAAATGGAAGCAAGAAAGTCGTCTTCGATTTCGAAATCGTCTGATAAGCCCAAACTGTCTAAATGGCAGGAAGAGTTCATCGGTGTCAAATCATTCAGAGACCATTTCAACGATGACCTACGCATCGCCTGTACTGGAATTTCTGCTGGTAAGAGCCGTGCCCTCGCATGGTGGATTATCATGCAGATGGTCAGGTGTAATGGCATCCGTTGCATCGGCATAGCCCAGACGCACAAGGCATTGAAACGTGTGCTCATACGTGAGTTGCAGTCCGTCTGTGCCATAAACGGCCTGTCATACGAGTACAACAAGTCGGAACAGGAGTTCAGCTTAGAGAACGGTTCAGTCTTGTTTGGATATTCTGGCGAGAACCCAGAGGCCATGCTTGGTCTATCTGAAATAGATTTGCTTGCCGTAGACGAAGCTGCGTACATCCCAGAAGAGGCATATCAGTACGCTTCTGACCGTATGCGTGGTGGCCGCTATGAGCCGATGAGCCGCATGATTAGCTCACCGCAATCAATGACTGCGGAGAACTGGTTTAGCTCGCTATGTAAGAACCATCCAGAGTGTGTCATACATGCAACGGCATTTGACAACCCGTTCACGTCTGACCGCTTCAAGCAGGGACTCAAAGACAGGTACGTGGAAGGCTCCAATATTTACCGTCAGCAGGTGCTAGGGGAGATATTCGACTTCGACATCGCCTCCCAGATTGTCATGAGGAGCGACTTCATCAAGGCCAAGCTCGTTAACCCGCACAGGAAGGGTTATTGGATGGGAGCCGACTTCGCTGGACTGGGCGCCGACGAGAACACAGTGGCCGTCATCGACGAGACTGGCATGGTGGACTGGACCCATGCTCCTGAACTGAACACCAGTCAGAAGGTGGAACAGATAGCTGGTCTTTGGAGGAACTTCAATCCTTTAAGCGCTTTCGGTGACGGCACTGGTGGCTATGGACAGGGTGCCATGGACCTTGCCGAAACCCGTGACATGAAGATGAAGTCCGTGAACTTCGCACAGAAGGCCTTCAACGATGCCGACTATCCTAACGCCCGTACGGAAATGTATCTGGAACTGGCCAAGGAAATCAAGAACGGTTTCTGGGTCTGCGACGAGGTGAAGGACGAAATCCTTGCCATGCAGGTAGAAATCAACAAGAAGGGACAGCAGCAGCTGTTGCCGAAGGAACTGGCAAAGAAGATACTCGGTCACTCTCCCGACTTGGCTGATGCGGTGGCCTTGGCAGTTTATGCAAAGAACCACGATGTGGCTAAACCGAACGAAGGCTATTCGACGGAGAAGGCTAGGAGCGTCCTTGACAGGTACTACATGGGACTGTAATACTTATTTAAGCCGTAAAACGTTTCACATTTTAACATGAGGACTGTCCATGGAAGTCCGTAGTATCATTACAGAGGCATTGAGCCGCTCTAATGTGGTTCCGAGAAGGCAACCAGCACCAGGCGACCTCATGCTTTCCGCATATAAGCTTTTGCAGGGCATTGTCGGTAAGTTCAACAACGACAACTTCCTTGCGTTTACCCAGATGGGTCTTAGCCTGCCGAGCAAGCAGCTCATCCATATCTATGGAAAGGACGACACCATGCTGGGAGACTACAACTATGTCTTCAATGATGCGTCGGAAATGACTAGCTACGTTCCATCCGTCGAAGAGAAACAAAACGACGCTTGGGCGGTTATCAAAACCAATCCACAGCAGGTCTACGGAGTCGTAGAGACTGCGGGGGCATACCACTGGGAGCCAATAGAAGTGGACGGGTTCGACGCTAGGTATCAGCAAATCTTGCAGTACGTAAAGGCCTATCACGTTCACGTAGATGGTGTATCGAAGCTTAATACATTGTACGTAGACAGAGCACAGCCGTATGGTATGCTCAAACTGAACTTTGTTCCACATGCCGACTTCGACGGTTACGCAAACAGCGACTTGCTGTGGACGTTCAAGGAACTGGCACAGGGTGAATGGATTATCAGGACGAAACCTTATCTGGCATCGTCTGCCACGAAGTTCAAGCTGGACTACAACAAGGCGGTCGAGTTCGACTTGGATACTGACTTGCGTATCCCTGATGCCTACATTGAGTTGCTGACTGTTGCACTTACCTATAAGCTGGCCGTGGCATATCCGAGGATGGACGATGCACAGGTCGAAAGGCTCAAGACCGAACTGGGCGACATGATTAACAACGTGAAGGTCCCGAAGGCCGACACGAAACAAGTTCTACGTGATGACGGATACGATGACCGCAGCTCCTATTGGGGCGTAGTTGGCGGTCGAATGTGGGGTGTATAATGGGAAATCGAGTACTGCTTGTTCAGAATGTGGCGGGCGGTCTTTCCCGTTCGAATATCGTCAAGGTTGGCCTCGGCGATAGTATCAATATGTACCCTGAAACACAGGACCTCAACGAGCACAGCACGCAGTTGCTGATGCGCTCCGTAGATGGAGAAGTTCCGTTTGCTGACGAACTTGACGGAGTATGTAGGGGACTGTATAGGGTGTCCAGAGGACGTGACGAGACGGGAAACGAGCCTGCCTTGTACGGTGTCTTTGGCCATAAGCTTTATCTGTTCGACAAGGATGGCACGAAGTACGTCATTGCGACTATCGAGAGCACGAGCACAGAATGCCGCATGGTGGAAACTGGTGGCTACAATTCAGCCCACCCGCACCTTGTTATCGTTGACGGATTCAGCATGTATGCGGTCGATACGACTATTCCAGTTGCATCGCAGCGTACTGACTTCCGTACGATTGAGTTGCCGTTGAAGCCGCTTGACGAGTCACAGCACATCAAGCCGACGCACGTGGCCTACTTGTATGGTTACCTTGTATGTAATGACGAGGGAACTGATGCTTTCTACACGTCAATCCAGTACCCAGGCGAAACGCTTACGGCAGACAACCAGATTGACTACGACTGGTGGCGCCTAGCTACTACGAACAACATAGGATTCATAACTTATTCGGAATGGTGCCAAGACATCACGTCTGCACTCTGCAGCAATGGGTCCAAGCTGATGACCTTCGGCCCGAGAAGCTGGCAGGCGTTCTCCTTCAATGATGATAAATTAAATCCATTCAGTTCACCTGACAACGCTGCGGGAAACATCGGAATAAAGGCCGTCAATTCGTTGTGCATGCTCGGACATACGACGATATGGCTGGGCTCTTCCGACATTGGCGAGAACGCCGTGTTCATGATTAACGATACGCAGCTTACCCGTGTATCGACTGGCGACGTTGAGCGTGAACTGGCCCAGATGGTGCATCCAGAGAACGCATATTCCAGCATCTGGCAGGAGCACAGGCACGTGTTCTACTCGCTGACTTTCGAAGACAGCAAACTTACTTACGTTTACGACGTGACCGAGAACAAGTGGCACCGCAGGGCAAGCTACGACATTTCGAACAACTTAACGTTCTGGCGTTACAATCATGCTACGTTTGCATACAACAGAACAATGGTGGCTGCTGGTAATACTTTGTGCTACATGGACGAACACGTTTTCCACGAGCACGACGGACGCAAGATTCTGAAACTCCGCAGGGGCGGTGTGCTTACATCGAACGACCAGCCGTTCTTCATCGACAGCTTGGAGCTTATATGTAATAACGGACAACATAGCACTAGGTTCTCAAACCTGATTGACGGTGCTATTGCACAGCCGACTGACGGTGAGCTTAACCCTAGGGTATCGGTAAGATATACTTGGGACGGTGGAAACTTCTCGGACTACGAAGACTACTACCTTGGCAAAGTTGGTGACTACGGATGGCAAACGACCATGTGGCATCTAGGCTTCGGCAAGTTCTTCACCATCGAGATTTCGACTACGGAGGAAGTTCCGTTCGCAATCGAGAACATGAAGGTGGCATGGAGCCCAGCGGCTTGGTTCTAGGAGGCATTATGCAGAACGAAATGAAGCTAGTGCGTTACTCTCAGGAGAACCAGAACATCGAAGCGTTTAAGGGCAAGTACGGCTACCTCGGCGAGAAATGGGGCAGTCTTACCGTATTCAAGAATTTGCTGCTCATCGTTGCGAATAAGGGAGCCAAGGTTACGAATTACCAGCTTCCAGAAGTGTACGACGGATTTCTTATTGCGACGGATGGCAGCATCATCCGCATCGAAAACTCAATCTTAAACCTTGACCTCGGGGCCAGCGAGTGTGCACAGGGTGTTCTGAAACTGGTCAAGGATAACTAGGAGGCAATATGATTCCTGCACTTATCGCTGGTGGAATTGCTGCGGCAAGCCTCATCGGCAA